CACAGTACAAACATGTTTGATGTTAGATATCAAATGTTCTTAAACGATGTTTATAATTTAAGAAGTACGGAGATGTTATCATACGAATTGACTCAAAGTCATATTCAATTAGTCAATGATATGATTACTGGACAAGTTCCTATCAGATTTAACAGACATCAAAACCAACTTCATCTTGATATTGATTGGGATGAAGCATTAGTTGTTGGTGAGTTTATTATTGTAGAAGCAATGAGGGTTCTTGACCCCAATGTTTATACAGATGTTTGGAATGACAGATGGTTAAAAAGATACGCAACCGCACTGATTAAAAAACAATGGGGAGAGAATTTATCGAAGTACGAAGGCATTGCGATGCCTGGAGGTGTGACCTTCAATGGTTCCAGAATTCTTGATGAAGCAAATCAAGAAATAGAACAACTGGAACAAGAAATGTCTTTAAGTTATGAACTTCCTGTAGACATTATGGTGGGATAGTCATATGGCTACAAATCAGTATTTTAACACTATATCATTTGCACCAGAGCAATCCTTAACAGAAAATCTTGTCGCTGAATCGATTCAGATTCATGGACAGGATATGTATTATCTGAAAAGAACCGATGTAAACGAAGATACTGTTTTTAACGAGTCAACTATAAGTGAATTTAACGATGCATTTTCTATAGAAATGTATATCGAAGATGCAGATGGTTTCCAAGGAGAGGGAGACTTCTTATCCAAGTTTGGATTAGAAATTAGAGATCAATTAAATCTTATTGTATCTATTAAAAGGTGGGATGAAGAGTCCACAATCCAAACCCCACAAGAAGGCGACTTAGTATATTGGCCATTGCAAGATAAAGTATATGAAATTAAATTTGTAGAAGACGAAGTTTCCTTCTGGCAATTAGGTAAAAGATATGTCTATAGACTATCGACAGAATCATTTGAATTCTCAAGTGAAAAGTTTAATACAGGAATTGATGAAATTGATGATATTCAACAACATACATTTGTTACTGTCGATTTAACTTTGGGTACTGGAACTGGTGATTTTATCGTAGGCGAAATAGTATATCAGGGTGCAAACTTCGATTCAGCAACAGCAACAGGTACAGTAGAAACTTGGAATTCTGGAACTAAGGTTTTGAAACTTTCAAACCTTACGGGGAGTTTTGCACAAAACACAAATACTGTTGGTAGAGACAGTGGTGCGAATTATCTATTGGGTGCAACGCAACAGATTGTATATACAGAAAACAAAACAACAGATACCACAGATGGAACTTCTGGACAAGACACAGTATTCACTGGTTCAAGTTCAAATGTAGAAAAGGTTATCGACTTTACTGTTGGAAACCCATTCAGTGAGGATTACTAATGTTAGGTAATAGTCCATATTATAGAAGTACAATTAGAAACTATGTTATTGCATTTGGTTCTATATTCGATGATATTACTATCGATAGAAGAAACGCCAATGGAGATGTGTTGGAAACGATTAAGGTTCCTCTTGCATACGGCCCTTCACAAAAATATCTGGCAAGAATAAATCAACCAGCAGGAAATCTTGGAGATTCTGTTGCAATCACCTTGCCTAGAATGAGTTTTGAAATTTCTGGATTTACATATGCACCAGAAAGAAAATTTTCTAAAACACAAAAAATGTCTAGACAAAATTCTACAGACCCAAATACTAAAAATTATGTATATAATCCAGTCCCTTATGATATTGGATTTACTTTAACAGTCATGGCAAAAAATGCGGATGACGCAACTCAAATAGTAGAACAGATATTACCATACTTTACTCCTACCTTTAATATACCAATAAAAGAAGCAAATGAGTTAAGTATAATTCGTGATACAGGATTGACATTAAATTCTGTTTCATACGAAGACGATTATGAAGGAGACTTTTTATCTAGAAGAGCCCTTCTATGGACATTAGAATTTACATTAAATGGATTTTTCTATGGTGTTCCAAGAGAACAAAACATCATTAGAACAAGTACTGCAACAGTGGGAGACTTAGATAGTTCAGAAGTTACATATGCACAAGCAACAGTAACAACTGACCCTAGTAATGCACTTCAGACAGATAACTATGAATTTTTAACTACATTTAATGAAGACTTTGGAGAATAACAATGAAGAAACTAGATGATGAGCAGTTAAGTAAGTTTCTTGAAATCGATAACAAAATAGAAAAGAAATCGCAAGAGATAATAGAACGTCAAAAAAATAATGTTGAAATTTATAAAGACAAAGAATCTAGAAACGAAGATATTGAAGAAGACTATCAATATCACAGAGAACTTTTAAAAGATTTGGTTTCTATGGGTCAAGAATCTTTACAAAATTTGATGATGATTGCAAGGGAAAGTGAACACCCCAGAGCATATGAAGTGACTGCAGGACTTCTAAAAACCACTGGTGATTTAGCAAAAGATTTAATAGAACTTCAATTAACAATGAATAAAATAGAAAACACTAAAGACGGTGGAGTTCCACAAAAAGTAGTGAATAACGCAATATTGGTTGGAAGTACCAATGAACTCTTAGAAAGACTAAGAGGTAAAAATAGAGAAGAAGATACTGATGAGTGAAGTATATCACAACAACCCCAATCTAAAGGCAGCTGGGGTTGAAATTGAATGGACTGAAGAACAGGCCGCAGAATATGTCAAGTGTATGGAAGACCCTATACATTTTATTAAGACATATATGAAGATTGTCAATGTTGATAAGGGTTTGGTAAACTTTGACCTATATCCATTCCAAGAAAAGATGATTAGATCATTTCATGATGAAAGATTTACTATTTGTAAAATTGGGAGACAGTCTGGTAAGTCTATTACATGTATTGCATTCTTTCTTCACTATATTCTTTTCAACAAAGATGTTTCTGTTGCATTACTTGCAAACAAACTTGCTACTGCAAGGGAATTATTAAGCAGACTACAAAGAGCATACGAGAATCTTCCAAAATGGTTACAACAAGGCGTGATGGTTTGGAATAAAGGTTCTATCGAATTAGAGAACGGTGCAAAGGTACTTGCAGCTGCAACATCATCAAGTGCAATTCGTGGTGGTTCTTTTAATATTCTTTTCTTGGACGAATTTGCATTCGTTCCAAATGAAATTGCAGAGGAATTTTTTAATTCTGTGTATCCTACAATTTCATCTGGTGAATCAACTAAAGTTCTTATTGTATCAACTCCGCAAGGAATGAATCATTTCTATAAATTGTGGGTTGATGCAGAAGAAGGAAGAAATACATATAATCCTATTTCTGTACACTGGAGTGAAGTACCAGGCAGGGATGAGGAGTGGAAAAAAACAACAATTAAAAATACATCTGAAGAACAGTTCAGACAAGAATTTGAAACTGAGTTTTTAGGAAGTTCAAACACTTTAATTAGTCCAACAAAATTAAAAACTCTGGCATATAGAAATCCACTTGAGAAATTAGAAAATGGAAGTCTAAAAATATATGAGAAGCCTAGAGAAGGAAGAGTATATTTTACTACAGTAGATGTATCTAGAGGTAGAGGATTAGATTATTCTGCATTCTCTATATTTGATGCGTCTGAAGTTCCGTATAAACAGGTTGCAGTTTTTAGGTCGAATTTAATTCCTCCCATGGTATATCCTACTGTAATTAAAAAGATGTGTCAGATATATAATGACTCTTATGTTTTGATAGAAGTGAATGATGTTGGACAACAAGTTTCGGATATATTATACCATGAGTTAGAATATGAAAATATGATAAGTATTCATAATGACACAAGAAAAGGGCAAAGTGTTAGTGGTGGTTTTGGTGGAAGAGGCGGAACTACACTAGGAATTAGAACAACAAAGGCAACTAAAAAAATAGGATGTTTAAATCTTAAGAGTTTAGTTGAGGAAGATAAAATTTTCATACAAGATTTTGATACAATCAATGAATTAACAAGTTTTATTTCGAAGGGTCATAAATATCAAGCAGATGTTGGTAAAAATGACGATTTGGTGGACACATTAATTTTGTTCTCTTGGATGACAACAGATGACTATTTTAAAGAACTATCTGATATTGACACCAGAAACGAAATTTATGAAGAGAGATTAAGAAATATTGAGGAAAATATGTTACCATTTGGATTTATTTCATCCAGTTATGATTTCGAATCTTTTGTTGATGCTGATGGAGACAGATGGACTACAGAAGACACCAATTAGGTAATTAGGTGAATTTGTTGTTTTTATAAATAAATAGAAAATACACTATAAAATAATTTAAAGGAGATAAAAAATGGCATTCCAAGTAAGTCCTGGCGTTAACATTTCAGAGATTGATGCTTCTACAAGTGTTCCAGCATTAGCCACTAATACTGGTGGTTTAGTTGGTAGATTTAGTAAAGGCCCAATTGACGAAATCGTAACCGTAAGTAGCGTTGAAGAATTGAGACATCATTTTGGCGACCCAGCCGAAGACAACTATAGATCATGGTTCACAGCGGCTAACTTCCTTTCATATTCAAATTCATTGAAAGTTGTTAGAGTTGCGAATGATGATGATTCGAATGACGCAAATAGAATTAAAAACGCAATATCTGGTATTGCTTCTGCAACTATTGCAACTGCAAGAACAGACAATTTTACTGGACAGTCTTCAACAACTGATACAGTATTTGGTTCATCTGCACAATCATTTAGTTATGCAGTTAATACTACTGCACCAACTGCAAGTGTTGATTTACACACAACCGCAGATAGTGCAGGAAATTATCTGTTACCAAGAACAGATACTAGCAATGCATTAGTTACTAGTTCTGGTGCTGCAACTGGAACCGATACTCCAGTTCGTATTCTTTCTGGTGCTGATGTTCAGGTTTCTGTAAGAGGTGTAAATGAAACTTCTGGAGGACTTGTTCCAACAGCACGTTACTCTCTATCTGGACAAGCAATCACATTTGAAACACCAGTTGGCCAAACAGCAAACTCTGGGCCATATTACATCCATTCATCGGATGGTGCCGCAGTTAGTGCTGCAACAACAAATCTTGGTTCTGGTTTTTATTATCCAGTATATGATAGAGTTTCTGACGCAGAAATCGCTGATGCAGGAACATATAATGGTGATGGAGTCGCTGTAGCTTACTTCTTCCAAAAGTATGGTGGTGGAATTACGCTGACTTCTGACACAAACGATACTGTTACTTTAGATAACGCAGACCATGGTTTCCAAGTTGGTGATGCAGTCATCTATGTAGAAAATGGTGGTGCTGCAGTAGGTCTTACTGACGGAACAGTTTATTATGTTGCATCTGTAAATGCTGCAACAATTGGACTTTCTGCAACATTTGACTTCCAAGCAAATACTGCTGGTTCTGCTGTTGACATTTCAGTAGATACAATTTCACCAAACGTTGCTGGTGGTAACATTTACAAAGTTTGGTATATGCCAGATGAGTTTGAAAATACTGCAACAGCTGCTGCTCCTGCAAACACTGCAATTAAATTGTTCGCAGATGCAAACGACCAAGTTGTAGTCAATGTCGCACAACAGACTGTTTTCACATTGACAAATGCGCCAGGTACATATGCAGTAGAAAATCAATCTATTGCTGCAACAAATGATGTTGACGGTGTATATGCATCTACAGACTTTACAATTGCTGCAAACAGTGCGGATTTCACATTCCTTTCAAATGCACCACTTACAGGTGAAACAGTAACTATTACTGTTCCTGCAAGACGTTCATTTACACTTGGACAAGCTGTTAACGCAACACAAACAGTAGAAGTTACGGTTAATGGTGTTCCATACACAGAAGGTGCTGCAACTAATGGATTTAGTTTAGTTGGAGACAGAACAAGAATCTTGTTTGCAACCGCTCCTGCTGGTGGTGATGCCATCGTTGTAAGAACAAACTTACCAGAAGAAACAACGTATACATTTAATACAACAGTATATCTTCCAAATAAAGATGCATTTGATGCACTTGGATTTGGCAATGCCGCATTTAGTGGACACGAATTTGCATTTAAAGACGCCGGTTCTGTTGGTAATAGATACAAGGTCTATCTTGTAGATGAGTCTTCATATGATAACTTTGTAATCAATGAACCATCAATCGCTGCGGTTCTTAGTGGAGTTCCGTCTGCTTCTGATAATACCGTTGACCCAGTAACCAATGATGCACAAGGTATTTCGATTGTTGTTACTGAATTGTCTCCTGCTGGTGAAACAGTAGTAGAAGTTTTAGAAAATATGTCAAAAGCAAATAACGGTAAGACTGAAGATGGTACAAACATCTACTATGTTGACCGTATTAACAACTTGTCGAAGTATGTTTATGTTCTTAATCATCCAACAGGTACTACCGATTGGGGTCAGGATATTACATTAACAAAGACAAGTTTTGCAAGACTTAACACAACAGGTTCCGCAGCTGGTGCAGAACAATATGTTGAAAGAGAGTTTGGAAACGGTAGAAACGGAATCTCACCTACAACTGGTGCTTTCTCTAACGGAACAGATTTGTTTGCTGATTCTGAGAATGTTGATATCGCATTCCTGCTTGCTGGTGAAGCACTTGAAATTGCATCTAGTGTAGATGCCGCAAGAGCTGCAGCTGCAAAACTTATCCAAGTTGCTTCTGACAGAAAAGATACAGTTGCATGTCTGTCTCCAAGATATGCGGATGTAGTTACTGATGCAAATGCAAGAAGTTCGGATGCACAAATTGCATTCTGGAGAAGTGTTGGTTCAAACAACTATGCATTTGTAGATTCAAACTATAAATATCAGTATGATAAGTACGCTGACAAGTTCCGTTGGGTTCCTTTCAATGGAGATGTTGCTGGTTTGATGGTTAGAAGTGAACAAGAAAGAGATGCATGGTATTCTCCTGCCGGATTTAACCGTGGTAACATCAAAAATGTTGTTAAAACACTTCAAACACAGGACAAAGCAGACAGAGATTCGTTGTATAAAAATGCAATTAATCCAGTCGTTAACTTCTCTGGACAGGGAACAGTATTATTTGGTGATAAGACATTCACTACCAAGAGTTCTGCATTCAGTAGAATCAATGTTAGAAGATTGTTTATTGTACTTGAAAAGTCTATTGCTGCCGCTGCCAAGTTCACTCTGTTTGAGTTCAATGATGAGTTCACTAGATCACAGTTTACTTCTCTTATCGAACCATTCTTGCGTGAAGTACAAGGAAGAAGAGGTATTTACGACTTCAGAGTAGTTTGTGATGAAACAAACAACACTGCCGAAGTGATTGATCAGAATCAATTCGTGGGTGACATCTACATTAAACCTGCAAGATCGATCAACTTCATTCAACTCAACTTTGTTGCAGTTAGAACTGGTGTTGATTTTGATGAAATTGTTGGTGCAGTTTAATATAAATAGATTAGAAAACAGGAGAAAATAAACAATGGCATTCAACATAGAACAATTTAAGTCAAACTTTGCAGATGGTGGCGCTCGTCCTAACTTATTTAGAGTTAGAATGAATTTCCCTGCTGGGGTAGGTGCTGCCGCCCCAACAGAACTTGCATTCGTTGTAAGAGCTGCTCAGATTCCTTCTTCAACAATCGCTCAGATTGATGTTCCTTACTTTGGTAGACAGGTAAGGGTTGCTGGTAATAGAACATTTGAACCATGGACTGTTAC